GTCTTCTTTGCGAACATTGGCACGGACTTCTTCTACGTCGATAGCTTGTTTGGTTTGCTGTAGGTGTTTCTTAAACAGTTCTGCAACCATACCATCTCCAAAGTTTGTCTCAATTAGGAGTTTGGTGACGTTATAACGCTTACAACCACGAAGGATATCAAGCAGGGTGGTGTCGCTGTAGCCATCACGGTAAGCTCTGATCTCATGGACATAGAGGAACCCATTCTTTTGACTGATGTAGGTAGCTGCTGTTTCATCAGTACCACGTCCACTTGGGTCAATGGAGCAGATGGTCTCAGTGTATGGTGTCCACTCACCTTGGAGTTGCATTGGTGAGTAGAAATAGTCACCAGGCAAACCAACGGTAGGTAGATCCTTAAGGACATTCCTTGGATCAGAACACCAGACCACAGAGTCAGGTGCTTGGGTTGGGTTCACTGCAGTAACAATCAGGTCAGCAAACTTAAGTGGGAACTTCTCAGCATCACTAAGGCTGGTATCCAGCATAAACTGTAGTTGGAAGTTAGAACGCCCCATGGAGGCTTCACGTTCCAACAGGTCATCTTCAGTAAACCGATCAGGGTCAGTAGGATCACCAGGGACAGCACCATTATCAAGATCTTCAATAATCTGTGGAGCCAGAAGTGTGTCGTATTTAGCTAGCTTTTCTTTAGATGGATAACGTGCTGGCCAAACAAACGGTCGGTAGTTACGTTCTGCTAGCTTACGGTAAATGGTAAAGGTTGTTTGAGGTGTCCCAAGGTACATGATCCTTGAGTCTTTCTTTGGTGTAAGAATTGATTCAGCTTCTGTACAGAGTTGAAGCAGCTTCTCACGCATCATTTCGGTAAGGCTATTACCGGGAACTTCGCAGTCATCCAGCACCATCAGGTCAGCACGGCTACCAGTCAATTGACCAGTCACACCAACACTTTTAACAGAAGGTGCCTGGTGAGGAGGACACTTAATATCGAACGAAATACGAGACCACCTACCGTTATCATCAGTGGGTTGCATGTGGTTTAACCACGGTGTCTCAATGATGAGCTTTTGTAAGAAGATACTCATGTTGTCAGCCCTTTCTTTGGAAGCACTGATAATCATGATCTTCTTTTCGTTATCATTGAAAAGAGTCCACAACACAAACGCTCCAGTCAGCCAACTTTTGCCCACACCACGAAAAGCTTGAATCTGAAGACGTTTAGGACCGTGCTGAAGGTAATCGCAGATAGCGTATTGAGCGCGAGTAGGTGAGGGAAGCTCAAGTTGTTGCCAGAGGGCTTGGGTAAAGATCTTAAAGTCAGACTTAAGCAAATCCAACGTACTCCTACCAGGATCAACTGTAGGACGCTTTATAGGCATAGGTATGTCAATATATAGGAAGACCCCCAGAGGCACCTTAACGGGGCTTCCAGGGGTCGATTAGAGTCAACGCTGATGTTTAAGCAACACCAGCATTACGCTTAGCAATACGAAGAGCTTGCAACTGCCTTTCCTTGTCGGACTTAGTAGGCATCTTATCTGTATTAAACGGTTTAGCCTTAGGATCAGACTCAAGGCTTTGAATGGCTGCGTTGGAACCACTACTACTACCGGTTTTAGCTGCAGGCTTAGCTTCAGCAGTTGTCTTCCCAAGGGCCTTTTGAATAGCGTCATAACCAACTTGACCAGGCTTGACCTTTTCAGCTAGACCCTTGTTAGCCTTAGTCCAGGTTGCATAGTTCTCATCCATGTTTTTGGATTGAGGAACCATAGCTGGCGTCCGTTGTGGTGCTGGGTTACGGACAGTAGGAGCAGATGTACTGGAGGAAGCTCTAGAGCGGGCTTCAGGAGCCTTAGGACTCGCTTTGGGGGGATTGGGGGGATTAGGGGAGGAGCTATAATAGGCTGAACGAACTGGCAGATCAGCGATAGCCTTAGCTTTAGCCTTAGCTTTAGCCCGCCGACTTTCATCAGTACTATTCATACCAGGCATGGCATCGTCAAGAGCACGTGCAGCTGGAATTACTACATTTTCACCAAGAGCAGTCCCTGCTTTTCGAGCCAGTGGAGACAAGTATTTGTCAGAAAGGGCGCCAAGAGCAATACCAGCAAGACCTGATTTCAAGTTACCAATTTTAACTGTGCCTCCCTTACCAGAAAGCGCACTAGCTTGTCCAGCAATCCTGCCAGTAGGTAAGCCAGCACGACCACCAGCCTGACCACCCGTAGGACGTTGACCAGCTCCACGATTTTGAGTAGGATTAGTCAACATATTATAATTAGCTGGCGTTCCCTTATAGCCAGAGCCCTTAACACCTGATTGCGGTTCAACAGCTGGAGTAGCTGCAGGACGCGCAATAGATCCACTAGGCTTACCAGCACGACCACCAGCTTGTCCACCCGTTGGACGTTGACCTTGGCCACGTTGATTAGTTGGATCTACTGTAGTTGCATTCCAAGAAGCAGGAACACGAGCTGTTTTATCCTTCATTCCAGCAATTGCACTGGAGGGCCTACCAGCACGGCCACCAGCTTGACCTCCGGTGGCACGTTGTCCTTGGCCACGTTGATTAGTGGCAGTTTTAGTAAGCTTCTTTTGAGCAGCCATAATTAGTTAATATGAGAAAGAATTAGTTGTTCTCTTTGAGTCTCCCCAAAGGTGTCTCTCATCCAAGAGAGCCAGTTGTTGCTACCTTTTGCCTGATTACATGCCCTACATGAAGGCACGAGATTACTTGCAAGGGATGGACCTCCATTAGAGCGAGGTCTCACATGGTCGATAGTAAGCTGTTCGATTTCATGTTGTACTCCACAATAGACACACTGCATATTGAAATGTTCTTTAATTGCACGACGATGTAGTCTTTTGGCTTCAGAGCTTGTCATCGTAATTAGGTTGTGGAGATAATGATCAGGCGTAGGAAGGAGTGGGGTCATTACCGCATTGCATTTGTTTTACGTGCTCCTTTTGCACGGTTAACTTTGCGAGGAATAATCCTTAGATTATCCTTTGCGTTATTATTTGGATTGCTATCTTTGTGGTCTACTTCATAACCAGTTGGGATAGAACCCATTGACCGCCTGGCTCGATGTCTGGAGGCATCTTCAGCCTTATGATCCTTGCGATATGCCTTAAGGTAACCAGATCGTGCTTTATACTCGGCCTTCCAATCGCGTGCCATGCATCCGACTCCTAACTAATTCTGGATCAATCTTGGGTAGGATGGACACAAGTTGATCAAGAGGGGAACCAACAACAGCAATGCCGTTGATATTATTAGACTTAAGCCAGTCGCAAGCTGCTTTGATGTCAGCAGTAGAGGCATCACCGGATTTAATCCGATTAAGTAGCTCTTGAGTAACTAATTTATGTAGTTCATTGAACTGGTCTTCAGTTGCCTTTTTATGTGCCATAGTACCTCTATCAGTTTCTAAGCGCAATAGCGTCCAGTTTGTTTTCAATCCGAACCATGTGATCTTCCATCTTTTGTAGGGCATTGGATAGTTCATTACGTGGTACATACTTTTCAGCAACACGTAATTCCATCTGGTCAATACGTCTATCTAATTCAGAAAGCTTGTTAACAGTACGTGAGTTAATAGCTGCCATGCCACCACTAGCGCCAATGACTAATGAGACAATACCCGTTAAAATGGCTTCAATCATTGTTTTCTAACTAGTAATCCCATCGGATACGTTGACGACCGGCACGGATACCGATGTGAACAAAGCCACGATAGTTAGCACCGTAGCCTACGCTGAAGGGCCATTCCTTGTCACACCACTTCTCGAACTCCAAGCAGCTGGTATTGATGGGATAAGCATCCACCGCACCACAGCCAACACCAAAGAGGTGCTCGCTATTGGAAGCACCACCTACCGCAGCGTTGACCGCAGCAGGACGGTGACCGGATGTGATCTTCAAAGGGCCAAATTTGTTCCGTGCTCGCTCCAGAAACTCACAGAGTTCTGTTGCAATGTCACATTGTCCCTGATTCCTAAACCTACGGGCATCCTCGTTAAGAGTCAGCTCACCGTAGGTAAAGTTGGGTGTGATGTTTTGACCTAATGGTGAGCTAGGCACTAGCTTTTTAGGCCCAGGAGGCACCTTACGGAAAAGTTCTCCGAAGGTAGCAATGATCTCAGGGCTTACTGCCTTCTGTAAGTAAGCCCAGGCCGCTAGTTGTTGGGGTTCACCCTTGTCATACTTGGAAGCATCAGAAAAAAGGATGGTCACTTGAAAGAGTTCTTTGCTTTTTGGATGGTGTCGTCTTCCTTACGGAATGGCTTCAGGACGTTCGCAACACGAACAACTAAAGCAAGCACAGAGTTATCTTTGAACTTAGGGTTAAGCCCAATGATTTCAGAGGCAGCAAAAAGGACAAAAAAAAGGGCCACCTCGTAGGTGACCTTAAAGCCAAAGATGGTAAGCATTATCTTTTAATAAGAGTATGTGTTATTAAAGGTTAAATCGGAAATGATCCGTTTATCTTGGGTTACGCAAACACCCGGCGTGGGGCCACAGGGCTGACCAGGAACGTATCCCAGCCCGTCGGCAGCGCCCCGACGTAGTTGATGTGCCAACCAGGCATGGGGGTGGCAGGGGTCACCACCTCAAGGGTGTCTGGGCTGACCACCGCGTCGTCGTTCATCAAGATCCCAACGATGTCCATGGCGTGGTCGTGGGTGTATTGGCGGTAGGGACCCTCCTCGTCA